CCCAGATCGGATTCCCACCGCGGCGGTGGCCTCCTTGCAGCTGGCCGCTCCCGACGGGGTGGAATTGGACTGCAGCGGAATCTTTCCAGTGCGCTGGGAAGGCGTATTAGAATGTTGGCGTGCGGCCCGCCAGAAAAGGCCGCACCATGAAGGAGGTGCGTAATATGGCATTGCCTCAGTCTCTCGCCCAGCCGAAGGCACCGCCCGACCGCGAGATTTACGGGGTAGGGGAGTTGGAACTCTTCCGCCAGTGGACCCGCAACAGCTTCCTCGAAGCGACGGGTGAGCAGGCGCCGGAGTGGAACCCGGCGATGCGGATCAAGCGCTGGTACGATTCCGCCGCCGCCGGGAAGCCGCCCGAGGAGCCCTACGTCTACCGCTCGTGGGCCCTCGTCGAGGGCCGGCCCGTCTTCAAGACGTACGTGATCACGAATGCGGAAGCGGCCACTCTCAACCTTCCCGGGGCGGTGGCTTACGGAAAGCGGCAGGTGGAGCCGACTTCCGCCTCGATGGTGGCGCCCGACGGGACGCCGGCGGGCCAGGTTTCGGCCAACATCCTCTGTACGCTGGAGGAGGCCCGCGCCCTGGCTTCGGAGATCGAGCGGGATACGCAGCTGAAGCCCGCCGTCCAGCGTGCGGAAGACCCTTGGCCGTTCCTCATCCTCTGGGGCGGGGAGGCCCGTCGCATCTACAATTTGCTCTTCGAGGGTGGCCCGTCCTACAACGCCGGTTTGCTTCTCGGCCGCCGGCACGCCGAGGGTGTGGGGGCTCCCGGCAGCTGGTCCTACTCTGCCGAGGGAGGCTTGGTTTGGCACCCGAAAGTTTCCCGCGATACCGGGGAACAGGACGTCCGGCCGCCCTACCCCTGCCCCATGCGCGACCTCGAGCCGGGCGAGGAGGTGGTTGCCGGCTTCGCCGGCCTCCTGCAAGTGCGCCGGAAGCCGCCCGCCACTCCGGTTGTCCTGCCGGGTGGGATGGAGTTGCGCGAGTGGCTGAAGCCTGTGGTGCTGGCCGACCGGGATTATTGGCGCCGTCTCCTAGACTGAAACGCTTCTCCTTGGTGTCTTGGGGCTTCTCCGCTTGGAGGAGCCCCGATTTGTCTGCGTATAAGGAAGGCAGGAGGGAGCCTACGTGCTGCAGATTACCGCTATCGTGATTGCCGTGGGGATGGCCGCGCTGACCGCGGCTGTCCTCCGCTTCAAGGTCTTTGCCGACGCCCGTTTCCTGGAGGCTTTCGCGAGCTGGCTGCGCTGGGGAGTGTGGTGGCTGAGGGATATCTCGCGCGCGGTAGACGAGGCGCTGGCGTGCTACTACCGCAGCCGGAGGGCTTCAGCCCGCCTTCTGGCCGCGATCCGGCAGAACCGCAAGGCCGAGATTCTCGGCGGGCAGTCCGCCCTGCCAGTGCTGGAGTTTGAGGAGGAGTCCCGCTCGTGCGGTACTGGACGTCGCTAGGGCGTGCGGCTTGGCTGTCGAGCCTCGCCTCGGTGAATTTGTACTTCGTGTGCACCGGCTTCGCCGCCCTCGCGCCGAAGGCGGACGAAGTGGAGGCGCTGCTGCTGGTCGGCTGGGCGTGCGGGCAGCTCGTACTGAGCGGGAGCCTGCTCGGGGAGGCTCTGCTAGAGGCCCGCGGGGCGTGGCGGGCGTGGCGGTGGGGAATCGGCCCAGAGGAGGACGACGATGGCTGCTATTGATTACCGGCACCCGTACGAGATCTGCTTCAAGACGCCGGTCGGCTGCTACCGGGAGAGGCGTTTCCACTCGAATGCGCGGCTGGTCTGGGACACGCTGCAGGCTTACAAGCGCTCTTGCTCGACTGCGGGCGCCTCGCCCGAGTTTGAATTGCGCCAGTGGGCAGCTGGGGTAGCTTCTCCCCTTACCGAGCTCGAGCTCGAGGCGCTGGCCCGCCGGGAGGAAGCCGCCCGCCGGGAGGAGATCCGGGCCCAGTTCCGCGCCTAGTCCTAGGAAGCCCTATAAGCCTCTCCTCCTCCCACCCCTACCCCTACCCCTGCCCCGGCCTCAGAAATGCGTTATAGGCCGATTCTGCGCAAAGGAGAGGCTGTCTAGAGGCCGCCCCGAGATGCGCCGGAGGGTGGGAGGGGAGGAGAGGAGAGGAGAGGAGAGGGGCAGAGCCGGGCGGGGCTCTTGAAGGTGAACAGAATTTAATGTAGTCCGGCTGCACATTTTCCTTGACCGGCTTCACTGAATCGGTTACGCTAGAAGTGTAGGAAGGAGAAGCCATGAACACGAATACTCTGAAGATCGACCGCCACGAGATCGTGGCCGCCCATTTCGAGGCCATTGCGCAGGCGCTGCGCGAGGGTCTCAACATCGCCGAGCTGGCGACGTTCCACGCCGCCGCGGTGGAGCAGGTCTACCGCCACTACCGCGGCCCTGCCTCGCTGTTCTCCGTACCGCTGGCCGGGAAGCTGGCCCAGATCGCCGCGGCGTCGGCGGGGGCCGCCCCTGTTCCCGACGCCTCGGGCCGCTACCGCGATCCGCTCGCCTGAGTTGCCTTTCCTCCTCCTCTCCCGCCTCCTGCCCCTGAAAATAGGGCAGGAGGCTTTCTTTTGCACCTAGCGATCGATCTCGGAGGCCGGCGGCGGAAGCTGCAGCTCGACCTGAACGCCCTCGCGGCCATAGAGCTGCTGACCGGGAGGCCGCTGAGCCAGATGAACATGAGCGAGCTAACGCTCGCCCAGCTGCGGGGGTTCCTGCACGCGTGCCTGAAGGCCGGCGACCCCGAGCTCACCGAAGAGGAGCTGGGCCGCTGGCTCCTGCCCTCCCAGCTGCCGGAGGTGGCCCAATGCCTCCTCCTCCTCCTGTCGGCTTACGGGGACCAGCAGCCGCAGCCGCCCTGGGCGCCCGCCGCCGAAGCAGTCTTCGCCGCTCTCGAGCCGCGGCTGCCCTCCCTCCTCGATCTCAGCCCGGGGGCGGGGCTGTTGGCCGCCCGCTTTGCCGCCGCGGGGAAGCCCGCCGCCACGTACCGGGGGCCGGCCTTGGCCGGCGTCGAGACGCTCTCCGGCTGGGCGGAGGCCCGGCGGAGGGCTCTCCAGTGGGGAGCCGCCTTCCTGTCGCAGCCTAGCCTCCTCCTGGGCCCGGAGGAGGTGCGCGGCTTGTTGTCTGACGGGGTGGTCCTGTATTCGGTCGGCTTGCCGGCGGTCGAGGAGGCTGAGGGGCTGGCGTCCGCTTCCGAACCGGTGGAAGGCGCGCCCGGCCTTTTGTTGTACCGGCAATCGGCTGAGGGTTCTACCCTAGCCGCCGCCTGAAATCGCCCGGGGCGGGAACCGGGAGGGCGGAATGCCCGTATTCTAGGCCAGGAGGTCCATCATGAACTACCTTGCTGTTGCCGCCGCCGTCCTAGCGGTCGCCGCCTTGGCCGCCGCCTTGGCCGCCGCCCGGTACGCCCTTCGGAGGGCGCGCGCCCGCGCCGCCATCCGCCGCATCATCGAAGCTTGAGCGGGCCGACCATAGGTCATGGCGTCTGGAGCAAATGCGCGGCCTACTCCGTGGGTGCCCTACAAACAGGCGGTGAAGCTCGCCCATAGAGGCGATCTCGCCTTCTTCCACGGGACGGGGGCTTTCTCCCGTATCATCGCCGTTGCGACAGGAAGCCCGACCCATGTGGCCCTGGTCGATGTAGTGGCTGAAGACGATTTGACGTTGCTGGAAAGCACGACCCTGAACCGCTTCTCCGGCAAGAGGGGCGTCCAGAGGGTCTCCCTTGCACAAAAGATCGAGGAAGCTCCCGAATCGACGGTTTGGCTCGCCCGGCTCCTGCCCGCAGTGCGGGAGGCTCTCGACTGGGCCTTGGCCGACCGCTATGTGTACTCGATCCTCGACCGCCCCTACGACTATTGGCAGGCGGTCGGCAGCGCCCTCGGGCAGTACCTGCCGTGGCTCCCGTCGGTGAGCCTAAAGAACGCCCTCTACTGTAGTGAACTGGCCGCCGGCGTCCTCCGCGCCGGGAAGGCGGTGCCGGCCACCTACGACCCCACGCCGACGCCCCGCCAGCTGGCCCAGTGGCCGATCTACGAGTCGGTAGTGCGTATCGCCGGCCCGCCCCGCCCCTTCCCCGAAGACAATGCGGCGGTGCCCTACGTCCACGTCCTGCGCTAGGAAGCCCTATAAGCCTCTCCTCCTCCCGCCCCTAGCCCTACCCCTGCCCCGGCCTCAGAAATGCGTTATAGGCCGATTCTGCGCAAAGGAGAGGCTGTCTAGGAGGGCTTCTCCGCCCCGATGGCGGCCCGCCGCCCGGCAGTGGCCTGAAGATGAAATTTCATCTATAGTGGATTCGTGGTAGACCAAGCGGCCTATTGGCGGGAGAAGCTGCAGACCGATCCGGGGCTCTTGAGGGCGCTGCAGGCCAAGCTGCCCTGGAACCGCTACATACCGGAGCGGCCCACGCCCAAGCAGCTGGCCTTCCTCCTCGTGCCCAAGCTCGAGGGTTTGTACGGCGGCGCCGCCCGCGGGGGCAAGACGAGCTGCCTCCTCATGGGGGCGCTGCAATACGTCCACCGCCCCGGCTACCGGGCGCTTCTGCTGCGGCGCACCTACGGCCAGCTGAATATGCCCGACAGCGTCCTGACGCGGGCCCACCAATGGCTCCGGGGAACAGATGCGCGGTGGAGCGCGCAACACTACCGCTACGAGTTTCCGAGCGGGGCCGTCCTCCAGTTCGGCTACCTGCAGCACTTCAACGACGTCTATCAGTATGACGGGGCGCAGTTCCACTACATCGCCTTCGACGAGCTGACGCAGTTCCTCGAAGAGCAGTACCGCTTCCTGTTCAGCCGCCTCAGCAGGCCCGAAGGCGATTCGATCCCGCTCAGGATGCGGGCTGCGACCAACCCCGGCGGCGTAGGCCACGAGTGGGTGAAGGCCCGTTTCGTGACGGCCCGCGACCCGTCCCGCTTCTACCTGCCGGCCAAGCTGGAGGACAACCCCTTCGTCGACCAGGACGCCTACCGGGCGGCGCTATCTATGCTCGACCCTGTGACGCGGCTGCAGCGCGAGTACGGCGACTGGGACGCGGTACGTTCCGGCACCGTCTTCAAGCGGGAGTGGTTCCAGTCCACTCTCAAACCCGAGGAGGCGCCCAAGAGGCGGCTCCGCTTCTGGGACTTGGCCGCGACCACACCCAAGCAAGGCCGCGACCCAGACTACACCGTGGGCACGCTCCTCGCCCTAGGCCGGGATAACACGGTCACGGTCGAGGATGTAATCCGGGGCCGCTACGGGCCGCATTCGGTTTCGCAAGTGGTCATCCAGACGGCCCTGCGGGACGGGCGCCAGGTGGCGGTGCGGATCGAGCAGGAGCCTGGGGCGGCGGGCAAGCTATTCATCAGCGAACTCGCCCGCCAGCTCCTCGGCTACGATGTGAGGCCGGTCAACGCCAGCGGCCCGAAGATGCTGCGCTGGGCTCCTTTTGCCTCCCACGCGCAGAAGGGCTTGGTGCGGGTGGTCCAAGGCCCGTGGGTGTCTGATTGGCTGGATGAGCTGTGTGCAGTGCCGGACAGCGCCCACGACGACCAGGCCGATAGCGCTGCGGGCGCATTCAATTGCCTGGCCGGGGAGAGCGGCCCGGCCTACGGCGTGAGCTTTCTGGAGGTGGACTGATGTACCTGAAAGAAGCGCGGCTCGGCCCGCCGGGCAAGGAAGTCGATCTGCTTCCGATGGCCGTGAAACACGCGGCGCCGTTCCAGCGGGGGCTAGGCTCTTCCGAGTACGAGGACGCTGTCTCCGAGGCGCTGCTGAAAGTGGTTGTGGGTGTGAGGCGGTACGATCCACAGAAGGGCACCAAGTTCAGCACCTTCGCCTTTCCCTGTATCCGCGGGGCTACCTTGGACCTGGCCCGGAAGGAGTGGCGCTACAAGCTCAGCCACGAGCTCGCGGAGACGGAAGCGCTCGACAGGCCGGCGGAAGACCAGCAGGAGAGCCTCCAGAGGCGCCTTTTGCTGAGCCGGGTTCTCTACGCGATCGAGCACTGCCTAGCGCCTACACTGGCCGCCATCCTGATCCGCAGCTTCTTCGACGAGGCGGAGGACGCTGAAATCGCCGCGGCGCTGGGGCTGCCCCGCAAGGACGTCCCGAGGCTGCGGAAAGAGGCGCTGCGGCAAGTCCGTGAGATGCTTCAGAGCGGGAGTATATAGGCATGGGACTCGTCCAGCAACTGCGGAAGGTAGCCGGCGCGCTCCGCTCCGGCTTCAAGGCCAACGTGGGCGATATGTTCTGGGAGGCGTTCTTCCTCCGGCCCGGGGCGGGCGCGTTCCAGAGCTGGCAATTCAGGGAGGCGGTGGCCTCCGGCTACCATGCGTCGGTTTGGGTTAACCGGTGCATCGGCAAGATCGCCGAATCAGTGAGTAGCGTGCCGTGGAAGGCGCAAACCGACGCGGATGGGGACGGAACGTATGTCGACGAGGCGTCTCATCCACTGCAGCGCTTGATCGACCGCCCAAACCCCTACAGCGACCGCCGGGAGTTCCTTACGCAGCTGGTGCAGAATCTCATGCTTGCCGGCAACGCCTACATTGAGATCGTACGCGACCGCGGAATCCCCGTCCACCTGTACCATATGAGGCCCGATTGGGTGCGGCCGGTAACCGATCCCGAGGGCTACCTTGCCGGCTATGAGTGGCGGGTGCCCGGGCGGAGGCCGGTGCCGATGGCTCTGGAGGAGGTGATCCACTTCAAGTTTGTAGACCCGCTCAACCCCCACATCGGCTGCTCTCCGCTCGCGGCCGCGGCTAAGACGCTACAGAGTGAGGACTCGATTTTGAAGTGGAACAAGGGCATCCTCGACAACAGCGCGGTACCGGGCGGCATCCTCTACGTCCCGTCGAGCAACCTGCTGCGGGAAGACCGCGAGCAGATCCGGGAAGAGCTCATTTCCGAATTCGGGGGCGCCCGCAAGCACAGACCGATGGTGTTGTGGGGCGATATGAAATGGCAGACCACGAGCCTCAACCACAAGGATCTCGACTTCCTGGAACAGCGCCGCATCAACAAGTACGAGATCTGCGCGATCTTCGGCGTGCCTCCCCAGCTCGTCGGAGCGAACGAAGACCCGACCTACTCGAACTACGAGATTGCCCGCCTGAGCTTCTGGGAGGACGTTGTAGTGCCGATGTTGGACTGGTTCCAGACCCGGTTCAACGCGGTACTGGCCCCGTCCTACGGCCTTGGCGCGGGGCTGCGGCTCGTCTACGACGTCAGCGATACGCCGGCGATGCGGGCCAGCTACGAGCAGAAGGTCAAGACGGCTGAGGTTTTGTGGCGCATGGGCTGGCCGATCAACGAAATCAACCGCAAGCTCAATTTGGGCCTAGCCTTGGTGCCGTGGGGTGAAACGGCGTGGATCTCCTCGAGCCTTGTCCCCGCGGGAGCGCTGGCGCCTACGCCGCCCGAGGGCGATGAGACGGAGGACCAGGATGGGCTTGTTTGACCGTCTGGTGGAAGTACCGAGCCCGAACCGGAGGCCGGGCCGCCGCGCGGACATCTCCCACATCGTACTGCACGTGATGGATGGGACTTTGGCCGGCACCGATGCGTGGTTCTCCAATCCCGCCTCGCAGGTGAGCGCGCATTACGGGATCGGCCGCAAGGGGGAGTTGCGGCGCTACGTCCGCGAAGAGGACGAGGCGTGGCACGCGGGCCGGATTCTGAACCCGAGCGTGAGGCTGCGGACAGGCCCTGCAGGGGCGCCGCTCAACCCCAACGCCTACACGATCGGCATCGAGCTCGAGGGCTGGGCCCGGGAGGAGCCGACCTTGGCCCAATACTACACGCTCGCCTTACTGCTGCAGGACATCTCCCGCCGGCGGGCGGTGCCTCTCGACGCCGGCCATGTCTGGCTGCACAGGGAGATCTTCGCCGCGAAGACCTGCCCGGGCAGGCTCGACCGGGAATTGGCGCTGCGGCTGGCCCGGCTCCCATGACGTCCCGTTCCCAGCGCTTCCGGCTCTCCGAAGCTCCCGCTTCCCTGCGGGACTGGGTGCTGGGGGTCCACTCAGGCATCGAGCGCTACTTTCCTGTGCCCGAAGAGACGTCGGTAGAGCAGGTGCTCAAGGTAGCCTACTGGAAGGCGTACGACCAGCTGCGCCGCCCCTATGAGGAGAAGTGGGGCGGGCGCGTTGCGGAAGGGCTGCGGAGAGCCTTGCGCCAGCTGCAAAAGGAGGGGCGGGGGCTCTCCTCCCCGGAAAGCCTCCCAGATCTGGCCGCCGGCTTTGTGGCCCGGGAACTCGAGCCGCTGATCGACAAACTCTACCTTGAGGTTTCCGCGGCGTACTACGAGAGGCTGGTCGAACAGCTCGCCCGCGGGGAACTCGGCGGTAAGGCGGCGCCGGTTATCCTGGGCCCGGTTGAACTGATGGCGGTGCAAAGGCCGATCCGCAAGCAGCTGGCGATGAAGATCAAAGACATCTCGGACGCGACGCGGGTGGCCATCCAGGATGAGGTGCTGGGCCGCTTGAGCCGCGGCGACGCCTCGGTGGTGCAAATTGTGGACGGTTTCGAGGCCAACCGCGCCTTCAGCCGGAAGCGCGGCTACGTGATCGCTCGCACAGAAACCATCTACGCCAGCAACGCGGCGACCCACTACGGCATTGAGGTCCATATGCCGGTCGAGAAGATGCTCAAGGAGTGGCTGGCGACCGGGGATAGCCGCACGCGTGAAAGCCACGCGATCGCGGGCCAGACGCAGAAAAACATCCCCTACATCGAGCCTTTCATAGTTGGAGGAGCCCGGCTCATGTTTCCGGGGGACGGCTCCAAGGGGGCGCCGCCGCGCGAGACGATCCAGTGCCGGTGCACCGTACTCTACACTCCTGGCCAGCTTCCTCCTCCGCCTCCGATTACGCCTCCTCCGCCGCCGCCTCCGCCTCCGCCTCCGCCTCCTCCTCCTCCTCCGCCTCCACCGCGGCCGGTTCCCCAGCGGGTGCCTCCTCCGCCGCCGCCTCCGCCTCCTCCGCCGCCGCCTCCGCCTCCTCCGCCGCCGCCCATGCCCGGGGCTGCGGTCGGAAACCGCTTTGAGGGCTTTGATCTGAATATCCGCGCCGCCTATATTACCGCCCGCAACCAAGGACGGTTCATTTTGCGGGACACGCTCATACGCTACACTGAAGAGATGGTGGAGGCAGGAGATTGGGCGGCGTACCTGAAGAAGGACGCCGAGGCGATTCTGCAACGGCTCAAGGCCGCTTTGAGGAAAGGCGACGACAACGAGGCCCGGGAACACGAAAAGGCCCTATTCAATCTCCTGTACGACGCCAATCATAAGATGAGCCGGTTTCGGGACATCCTCTTCGACGTCGTGGGGAAGGCCCGGCTGGCCGACGACGCTTCTCCGGTGAAGTTTCGTGTAAAGGCCGCCGGCGAAGCGGCCAAATACCTTGGCCGGATGCAGGAAGTTGCCGGCTGGTTTGAGAAGCTGGTCGCCGGCCCGAAGGGCATCTACCACGACTACCAAACCGAGCTAAAGCTTTTGCCCGCCGGCGGCCGGGCTTACCATTTGATGGGCAAAGTGCACCTGACGAAGCGGGAGCTGAAGGACAGTTCCGACAGCGTGCTTATCCACGAGTGGGGGCACGCGGTAGACTACCGGCTGCCCTATCTTAACGCCCTCATGCAAGAGCATTGGAACATCCGCCGGGCGGGAGCCCCACTGCAGAAGCTCAAGCAGCTATATCCAAGGCTCGCCTACCGGGACGACGAAGTGACGGCTCCCGACGAGTTCTACGACGCTTACGTGGGCAAATACTACGGCGGGAGAGCCTCTGAAATTACGTCGATGCACGTCGAGGCTCTTGTGAGCCCATACCGGCTGTGGAAGATCCTGCAGAAAGACCCGGAGACTCTCGAAGTCGTGCTAGGAGGGCTGACCTATGGCCGAGTTTACCCGTGAGCTCGAGCGCGTAAGCCTCGCCTACTTCCGTCTCGGAGAGACCTACTGCTACCTCGACAAGAGCGGCGTCTGGTCGTGCGCGCCTCCCGACGCAAAGCTCCGCTCCCGGCTCCAGAGGGCGGCCCGCGCCTATTCCGCCGCCCGCCTATTTTCCGACTACGGCTATATTCCCGATCCCGCCCTCGACGAGGCGGAGTTTGTCCGCGAAATGCTCGGAGGCCAGGGGCTCTGGGTCCGGGAGCCCGAGCCGTTGATCGAGGGCGCTGAATACTGAGGCGGGAAGCCACGAATATAGCTTCAGGATGCAGCTCAAGCGCAAATACGTCGATCCGTCTCAAGCGAAGCTGAACGTCGTCCAGCAGGACGGGGACGCCGGCTATCTGGAGGGCTACGCCTCCACGTTCGGCAACGTAGACCTGCAGAATGAAGTGGTGGTGAAAGGCGCCTTTGCGAAGACGATCAAGGAGCGGCTGAAGAAACGCGCCATCAAGCTCGTCGACATGCACGGCTTCGGCTCCTCGGGCAGCTCTTCCATCATCGGGGTGGTCGAGGAGGCCAAGGAAGACGACACGGGGCTCTGGATCCGGGCGCGATTCAGTTCCGCTCCCAGCGCCCAGGAGGTGCGGCTCAAGGTACGCGAGGGCATCCTCGACAGCCTTTCGATCGGCTACGAGGTGGTGAAAGAGCAGTTCGACGACCAGGCGAAGATCCGCTACCTGAAGGAGATCCGCCTGCAGGAGGTGAGTGTTGTCGCTTGGCCCGCGAACCCGAAAGCGTCGATCGACGTCGTGAAGAGTGTCATTCCGGTCGGCGGCTTTCCTCTCGCGCCGCTCGATACGGCGTGGAGCGGAACGCAGGCCCGCAGCCGCCTGCGCGAATGGGTGGGCGGAGACCCGGAGGAGTGGGGCGCTGAAGAGTGGGCCCGGTACGCCCGGGGCTTCCTCTGGGTGGACAGCGAACGGGCGGATACGCTGGGCGCCTACTACTTCCCGGTCGCCGACGTGATTGGGGGCGAGCCGCACTACGTCTTCCGGGGCGCAGCCGCGGCCTTGGCCGCCGTGCGGGGAGCCCGCGGGGCTGGAGACGGGCCGTGGGCCGGGGACGAGGCCCAGATCGAAGCCC